CGGTATGCCCGGCGGAAGTCACCGAAAGCCACGGGGTAAGCATCAGCGGCTTCATTCGGCATGCTGGGGAATTCCACATAGGGGGCACCGTTAATGGTGTTAGGCTGTCCCTGAGCCAACCCAGGCATCCACAGATACTGGTCGTTCTGATCCTTCAACAGACGAACCTTCTTGATGGAAGCTCTGTTGAGGATATAGGATCCACGGGAGGCATAGATGGATTTGATGTCGTAAAAAACGCCCAGGATACCATCGGCCGTAATTTCATCAGCATCACCAGAAACGGTTTCTCCCACATCGGAGTTAACCAGGATGCCCTCCATCTCACCGCCACCACCGATGCCATTGACGGACTCAGTTCCTTCCAGAACAGCGAACTGCTCCTCGAACTCCATCTGCATCTCAGCTTCCAAGTTATAGGCGGAGTCTTCCAACATCTGCTCTGAGATATGCACCTCAGCATACATGTCAGGAGCGAAGATCTCAACCATCCCGGTGCCGTAGCCGGTAGTCTCACTGCGAGTACCCGTCTCAGCCACACGAACAGCAGTAAAAGTGGCGGTACGTTTCGGGAGCAGGAGGCTCTTAGACCCAACAGGAGTAACGGTAGCAAGAGAACGGATAGGACTCAGTTCTACCAGATCCTTGATGATACTGGATTGCATCTCCGGAGGAGCCAGGTAGTAACCACCTAAGGCATCGTTAGAGGCAACCAATGCCTTCTTCTCAATCAGGGCTTTACGCCCTTCAACGGAAACGTCATCACCGGTCTTACGCAGGTATTCGTTGAAGGCCTTTTCGTACTTCTTAGCCTCCTCATCAATAACCCCATTACCAGTGCCACCGAGACCAATGCGCTTCAACTCGGTTTCCACGGAATCGAGCTGCTCCTGCATAGCCTTGTTCTGCTGGTCGGCCAGGGTCAGCTTCTGATTCAGGTCCTCAAATTGATTGAGGGATTCGTTGATCTTGTCGACCTTACTAACCAACAGGGGATCAGCAGTTCCTTTCTTCTCAATCTCTTTGAGACGCTCGTCATTGGAGGACTTAAATTCTTCAAATGCCCCCATCAGGTCATCGACGGACTTTTTGAGTTCGTCAGGCATGATACATTCTCCTGAATTAGGATTTCATAGAAGCAGCCAGTTGCCGAAGCTTGACTGCGGTTTCAAGGGTTGACTCAGCATCACGCAGAGCTATGGACTTTATACGGGACACAAGGGCCCCACATTCTGACCGAGAGAAACCAGCATCACGCAGGATGGTCTCGACCTGTTTGAATTCGGTTGACGATTCGATAATTGACTTCACACTGGATACTCTGGCTTTATCATTAGCCGGAATAGTAACCAGGGAAGCTTCAACCAGTTCTACTTCTTGGAGGATCCGTACATCAGTCTTTTCATCATATGACCACTTAACAGGCCAATAACCAATGGACATTCCATCCAAAGCTTTCATCTTCATGAGAACGTGGGCTTCATCGGCAGCCTGTGTTCCCAAAGCCAATTGGCCCTCCACTAAAAGGCCGTTGTCATCCTCCCTCATATCTGTAAATTTACCAAGGGGAGAATCTTGTTTGTGCATCCAAAGGAGAGGGGGAAACCTTCCACGGGATTCGTGGCTTTTCAAGGTTGCCTTAAAGGCCCCCTTATCCACGATATCTAACCAGTGATCAACGTTTCCGAAAACACTGGCGTATCCAACAAAGACCCCTGAGTCAGTAACATCTTTTAATTCCAGAGGACGATCAAAATGCTCAATCTGCTTTTTCATGGTCTAACTCATGGGATAAGTAATTGGGATATAACATCCTGAGACTTTTCAGCCTCTCCCCTTAAATGGTATGATAAAGCCTTCAATACTAAAGGGGATATTAACTTCTTGTCTAGGTCAGGTCTATAAGAGGACAACTCGTTAGACACAGCCTCAGTCAACTCATCTACAGAACCCATATTGAGTGGGACCAAAGGCTTATCTAACCCATCGATTGGATTGAGGTCCTCCATCCTGCGAGCCTCGTTACGTACCAACCACCCATTAAGGATACCACTAGCGTAGTACTCAGCTCGGGTCTTAGCATCACCCCGAAGGAGTCCTTGGAGATTAAACTTAGTCAAGTACCCATTGGCTAAATCGGAAGCAGTTAGAAGATCCCGATCCAGAGATTGCTCCCAGCGTTCAACCCAAGGACCTAAAGTATGGACTACATGGGCTAAAAACATCTGCTCTGCACTAGCATGGGTAGTAGCCTTATCGGAATACCCCGCCATCACAGGGAACACCTTGAATGCTCGGCAGATTTCTTCTACCTCGAATTGGCGGGTCTCCAGGTGTTGGGTCTCATCCCCTTTCCCAGTCATTGGGGTAAACTTAGCCCCCATATCTAAGATGGTAGCTTTGTAAGAATTATCCCCTGTAGTTGACGCTTTGAAGTGGTCAATTAGCCTATCACGAGCTTCGGGTTTCAGTGATCCATCCACACTGATGAGGCCAGAAAGTTTAGTCCCGTTCTTGTGATACCTAGCATGGGATTTCTCAGCTGCCAAAGAAAGCCCTATAGCCTCCCGCGCTTTGGAGATAATGTCGATTCCGGTGAAGGTATCCCAAGACGGTCCACGAATATGGAATATGTCCCTCTTATTAAAAACCATCTTAGACCCATCATCCATCAGAACCGAATAGGTAAGTTTATAATTCTTATCCATCTTGGGTTCTACCCGATGTGGAAGTAGTGGGAGCAATTCCCTTACCCTTCCACGTACCCTGTTAATAACAGCGTATCCACCTCGGGCCAATAATGCATGATAAGTTAAGGTCTCACGGAATTCAAAAGAAGTCATCCACTCATTAGGTCTACGGGACAGAACCTTATGGAGTGATTCACCCCTTAACATCTCCTTAGACCCATCTGTACTTTCCCTGTAAAATCCAACAGGGATCTGTGACACGCCTTCAGCTATAGACCTACAACAGGCTAAAACTGCGGTCACACGGGTAGCAGTTTCGTAATTAACTACCTCCCCAGACTGACTAGGAATTCCACCACCAAGCCAAGCTAACCAGGATTTTTCGTCAAAACTTTCCCCGATAGACTTAGATACCCAAGAAACTAATCTCTTCTGAACCCAATTCATTACATAGCCACCGGACCGGTTTCATTGAGGTAGGAAGAATCTTCTTCATCTAAGTAAAGTTTCATTCTTCCTAAAGCCATGAGAGCAGCTACAGCCCCATCTATCTTTTCCTGGCTGTTCTTACGGTCTGGAGCCTCATTCTCATTTGAGTCTTTTCTGGTTACTACGTTAGAAACCATCCACGTTAGAAGGGGATTTCCACCGTGCTTAAAACGGTGTGATTTGAGAATCCTATCGAAAAATTTAATAGCAGGAGAATAAGACTTAGTACCCTGTCTAAATTCCACTAATGGTTTGTTTTCAGACATTAACCTATTAGTAAGTTCTGTGGAATTCCACCTATCAAAAGCTAATTCTTCTATATTAAGTGTGCTGAAATAGTGGTTAATTCTCTTTTCTATAAAGGTATAATCAGAAACATTACCTGGAGTAGGAGTTAGCCACCCCTGATTAACCCACACTTGATAGGGAACATTACCCCGTTTAGTTCTAGGTTCTATAACCTCTTCAGGAACAAAAGCTTCTAAGAGGAGATGGATCCAACCCTCATACTCCCAAGCCAGAAGAAAGGCGTTAATATCACTAACAGCCGCTAGGTCAAGGGCGGAATACACAGGAATCTGTAATTCTTTGGCAAGTTCCAGGTCGGGAGGCTCACTACAAACCTTCCAATCCTCCATGTTGAACCTGGAACTCTTCGCAGAAGTCCACACATTACAACGTTTGGTCTTAAACTCACCCAAACTCTCTGGGGAATTACGGGCTTCTAAAGCATAACCCTCGAATTCCTCAGCATTAACACTCACCCCGAAATTTGGATTAGCCTTATGCCACACCGTAGGGTCTAGGCAATCATCCCCTTTATCCAGGGTAAATATAATCCCGAAGTAGTGGTCAGCTTCGAATAACCCGCTGAGGACCTTTTTTAGGAAAATACGTTGCTCAAAACACACTCCCAATACATTGTATCCTGCGGTAGTAATGTAAAGGGACAATGGGTTGTTACGAGCCCCACGTGCTGACTTCAAAACGTCGAATAGGTTTCTGTCTTGGTGGGCATGGAGCTCATCCAAAACATACATGTGAGGGTTTAGGCCGTCCTGAGTTGCGGCCTTAGAATTGATAGGTTGGATTGATCCCCAATTATCCCCACACAAAATGGAATGGGCCAATGACCTAATCCCGAAAGCCTCTTGGAGTTCTGGTGTCTTCTCCACCATTGCCTTTGCAACGTTAAAGACTATACGGGCTTGGTTTCCTGTAGTTGCAGCTGTTTTAATTTGGGGACCGGGCTCATCTTCACAGGTCAAACAATACAAACAGATACCTGCGGACAAAGTACTCTTTGCGTTTTTCCTTCCAACTTCTATATAACAGGTATTAAATCTGCGTGCATTATCAGATTTTTTGCGAAATCCAAAGATATTGACCAGGATAAAGATTTGCCAGGGTTCTAATACTATAGTTTCTGATCCCCACCTGCCTTCTACATGAGGTAATTTCTCGATGAAATCACAGACATCCGAGGCATACCACTCATCAAAATAGAATTTACAGTCGTTCTCCAGGGATCTTTCTAAGTCTTTTAAGAACCTTTTACAGGATTGTGAGGTCTCAATACAATAACGTTGTCTGAGGGAATCAGCAACCACACCCTCCGCATAGCTCCTAGCTATGGAGACGTAGTTGCGATCCTGACTCATTTTTTCTGGCCATTCCGGTTAAAAGGGTTCCCTTTATTGGTACGAGCAGAAGGTGGAATCACCTGACTCGCCGGTGTGTCGAAGAATTCAGCACACATATGGCGGTATGTATTGATCATATTTGCTGGTGGGATTATTCCTTTGAGGAAATAGTCATGTATGATAGCCACTTCATACAAGCAATAGACAGCTAGCTGTTCTCCCAAACCACCAACGGGTTGATTCCGTCTGTGGTAGGTGTCTGACTTCTTGTCAAAAGCTGCGGAAGCCTTCCGATTCCTCTTTAACCACACAGGCTTTAATGGTGCACTGTGGTCTGGAGGGACTGCTTCCTCCCCCAACTTCTTATTACCCTCTGTTAGTTTAGAGTTCTGGATCAAAGCCAGAGAGGGTGGAAGAGGTTTAGTACCTGATCTTGCCATGGAGCACCCTTGAATGAGGTCAGATCCTCAGTTACCTTTGGGAAAAAATCAT